GGAACGTACGCAGCTCATGACGACCGTAGTCGGCCTGCAGTTCCTGCAGTACGACGCCTGCGATCAACGGCAGGTCGCGCTCGATGGCGCCGGGGATTTGGATATTGGGGATGTAGCGATCCGGGATGCGCTCGGGCAACCCACGGACAAAATAGCCTTTGTCGACAAACTCCGGATCGACGGGAAGGCGGGAACGTGAACGTGACATCTGGGCTTACTCCGCAGTTCTTGGCTTAACGCCGTTGGATTCTTTGTTGCACATCATCCAGGATCGGACGAAGTGCTGGCGACCTTTCCACCAGTCCGTCATGGGACAGGCGCACGTACACATTGGCACGGTCCCGGCCGGTGGGATCACTCTTAGACATGTTTCGGAAACTACCCACCTCCGCCATGGAGGAGTGCAGCTGTCGTGCGGGGTCGCTCATGCTTCCCTTGTTACCACCGCGACCACCTGTCGTACTGGTCTGGGCCACCAGTCGTGCAGTGATCTTGAAGACCTTGTTGTCACCAGGGCACGTTACCGAAGTAACTTCGTTGTGCGTGGGCTGATTGAGCTGGAAGATCAGGTCAGTCCGCAGATTACGCCGAAGCTCGGCGTTGATCTCCTTGGGATTCAAGATCGGCTTCTTCGAGTTGCGCAGGTTGAAGCTGAAGTTGTAGATCGCCTTGTTGATATCGAAGACGATGTACCTCAGGATCACAAACTGCTTGCCGTACATGCTGGCAATGTCCTTTGCATTACCGGTCAGCCGGCTATGGAAGGTGTCGATCATGTGGAAGAACAGGTCGTAGACCGTCTCCACAATTACGCCGTCTTCCAACAGCTTCTTGCGGGAGTTGCGATCCATGTAGGTATCGAGCGATGCAAGGTGATCGTCGAGGCGCTCCAGGATTTTACCTTCGCTCTGCCCTTCGCCGAACAGGAAGATGCCGAGCGCGAGTTGCCATCGGGTGATGTCAAGCGCGAACTCCAGCGGGAACCGTTCCGGGAAGTGGTCGATGGCATAGAAGAAACTACCGACCAGGATGTGTACTGCGTCCGAATAGTTCTCCCGAGGGATAGCCATGCGGATGTCCGTGACCGGGTGACCTATCTTCAGACGAACGCCCTGTGGCTTGATCTGTGCCGAGGTGAAGATAACCCAGTCTTTGGCCGGGTACGCTTCCTCGTTGATCGTTGCCGAGTCGCCCACGATGATGTCAGTGCCTCCGTAACGCTTGAAGGTCTCTTCCACACCGTAGCGACAGAACAGGTAGTGTGCCATCGTCGAATCCCCACGGATCGGCTGGCGAGCCAGTTCCGCTTTGCCCTCCGCCGTGTGGTTGTACAACGAGGCGTGGATCAAGTGCGCATCCACCTGTATGCCGTCACGCATGAAGGTGTAATACATTCGCTCAAAGGTGAGCTTGGCGCCTTGCAATGGGATAAAGATCGATGTTGCGTTGATGCTGAACACGCGGTCGGCCAGTACGGGCGCTACCGCAAACAACGAGCCGCGCAGATACATCAGTCCGCCGTCCATGACGTTGGGCAGGAAGATGAATCTGGGGTCAAGCAGCTGACCCATGTAACTGAACATGTACTTGTTCAGGTGTGCGGAGGTTCGTGCAGTTTCCCAAGTCCTTTGGCTGTTGACCCGCTTGGTGATCTCCTTGAACCACTCACGCGGAGTGCAGCGGGCGAAACCTTCGTACTTCAGCCCTTCGGGGAACCCGGCGGCTGCGGTGCGGAAGATGTCATCCACCATCTTGTCCACGTAAGGCACATGCTTGGTTGCCAGACCGTTTGCAATGTCAGGGTTAAGTCGTGGAGTGACTTCCCTGAGCAGCCTGGAGTAATGTTTGTCCGTCATCTCTTCCTCGGGATAAGGATGGTTACTGCTAACTCTTGTTATTGCCAAACATCGAGAATGTCTTAACACTAGCGACAATCACACCGATCGCTGTCAGTACTGCTGGCATTGATTTCCAGAACTCCGTATGCTCGCGTCGGGATAGTGAGACCTCTTCAGATCGTTCCTTCCTGAGTTGCATTTCCAGATTCCTGTGGTGCGTCACGAGATCAGATTCGCGTTTGATCTCTGTCAGCGTGTGGACGTTCTCCATGTCCTTTGTCTTGAATTGTTGCGTTGCCTCTTCCCGCTTGCGCTCTTGTTCTGCCTTCCAGTCGCCGAGTGAGTCGGCTTCACGATAGCTCCCATAGAGACGATACTTCTTCCTTGCATCTTCAAGAGTGCACCAATCCAGAACTGGAGTGGATGGGAAGTTTGACCCCGCCGTTGCTGGCGGACGCGTAAGGACATAAACGCCGTCATCGACCCCTGGTGCGCTCACAGGGTGGACATCGTGGACGACGCCATTGAGATTGAGATACTGCGTGCCATGTTTACCATGATTGTCGACAAGCTTGATGTTGAATCCGAAGAAGCCATCTCGTGCTTCTTCCTTGTCTTTGGCATACAGTCGTTCGATATTGCTTTCCACAGACCGCGGATGAATGATGACACTGTCCAAGTCTGCCTCCGAAACGACCATGTCGATTTCTCGGATGTAGAACGCACCACCGTTGTCTCGGAGGTCTTCACGAGTGAAGGTGATGTGTAGGCTGCGAGTACGCCGGAACTTCTCCTGCATCTCTCGCGAATTGTCCAGTGCATCAATAAGTGCCTTGCGCACTCTTGTCTGATTTTCGGCTACTCCAGAAGATACTGAGGAGATGTCGACATTTACAGATTGATGCCACCTGTAAACGATTACGATCTCAAATATCCCGTCTATCTTCTTACGCGAATAAGAAGGTACACTAGCTTTTACCCCCAGTACGTCAGTTGCATCAACGGTGATCCCGAGACCGTTGTGGAACGTGATTTCCTTACCATACCAGGAGGGATTTTCCGCAGCCATTCGCTTGTTTGAATCCACGCGCAGGTTCTCGCTCTCCCGAGTAACCACTGCACGGAATACTCTACCCATGGTATCCCCTAAGATTTCTTTGGAACTTCCAAATCGATTTGGTCGTAACTTTCCTGTTACACCTCAATGATGTATGGTTCAAGATTTTTTGGATGACGGCATAAAGGAAAAACCAGAGGAGGAGCCGAAGCTCCTCCTCTGATCCACCGTACTGCCAGAAATGCAGGTAGAACTTGGTGTTCCTGTTCTGAAATGCGTGGGTGGCGGATTTGCCTACCACCCAGCATCCCAAATCAGTTACGGGCCGGTGCCGCCACCGGTGCCGCCGTTGCCGCCGGTGCCACCGCCGGTGTTGCCACCGTTGCCGGTGCCACCGCCAGCGCCCGTGCCCGGATCGACGACCGGGGTCACGTCGGTGCTGTCCACGGCCACGGTCGACTTCAGGGTCAGCACCTTGTCCAGGTTCTTGACCTTGATGATCGCCATGATCGGGCAGTTGTTGAAGTGACGCGCACGCGGCTGGACCATCGCTTCCTTGATGGTGGCGCCGTTGCGGTTCACCATCACCGAGCTGGTCAGTTCCGGGATCCAGGCGAAGTTGCCGAAGTTCAGCGGATCGGCACCCTGCGCGGACGGACGGGTGAAGAACATGACGATGTGGCCGTCGATGCGGCTGTCCACCGACACGGCCTGCTTGGCCTCGTCGAACACGGTCGCCCAGGTACGGGTATCGCCCTGCACCATCAGGTGACGGGTGATGACCTGGTCGGTGATCAGACCCAGGACCGGCTTGTTGCCCGAACCGGCGTGCGCGTCGAGCGCCTGCTGGTAGCCGGACTTCTGGTACATGCGGTAGGTGATGTCACGCACCGCGTTGACCAGGCAGGCCGACACGTCGAACGCCTTGTCCCAGGAACGGATGGAGTTGATTTCCTTCTCCAGGTCCAGTTCCAGTTCTTCGTAGAACGGGGTCACCAGGAAGCGGCCCATGCCTTCCAGCGGCGCGATCGAGCCCTTGATCTGCGGGCCGGCGACGTAGTCACGCAGCGCGGCAGCGTAGTTGAACAGGGTGGTGATCGCGTTGTTGCTGTTGCGGATGCGGACGGCGTTGGTCAGGGCCTTCAGGTCCGAGGCATCGCGCGAGGCGGTGATCGGGCTCGGGGCGCTGATCGGGGAACCCAGCGGAATCACGTAACGCTCGGTTTCCCACTGGACGTCCAGCTGCATGCCGCGGGTACGGCGGTTGCTGTTGGTGCGGTAGGCCTTCAGGTCGTAACCGACGATGCGGGCGTCCTTCAGCTTTTCCACGATCGCCAGGCCGGCGCCGGACTTCAGGTCGACCAGATCGGAGTTCTCGTCCAGGATCGCGTAGACCTCGACTTCCGGAGCATCCACGCGCACCGTGGCGTACTGGACGTTCGCATCACCGAAGGCCTGCAGGCGCAGCTTGACGGTGTACTTCGAGGTGGCCAGGTCAGCAACGACGGCCGGGGTCGACTGGTCGACGGTACGGGTCGCAGCGTTCAGGGTGATGCCGACGCTGGTGAAACGCAGCGACAGATCCTTGCTCTGACCTTCGATGGTCTTCAGGAAGCTGTTCAGCGGCAGGCGGCTGACGTCGACCGGCACGCCGGTTTCGCCGTCGGCGAGCTGCACGTACAGGGTTTCCAGGGCCAGGCGGGCGTCCAGCGCGTCGCTGTTGTCCAGGATCTGGTTGGCCATCAGTTCCGGGTGAGCGGACAGGCCGATGATCTCGTGCTTCTTGCGCAGGGCAAGCGGCGCGGTGGTGATGTCGAAGCCCGACACGATGACGGTACGCTCGCCAACGATGGCGGCGTCCACGAACGAAGCAGCGTTGCTGTCGTCGCCGGCCACGACCGGGTAGACGCGGGTTTCTTCGTCGGCCAGGATGGTGGCATCACGGTGCGCGTCGATCAGGTTGCGCAGGTGCCAGTTGGTCTCGGTGCCGTCGGACTTGCGACGGATTTCCTTGTGGACCTGGTAGCGACCGACGGTGACGTCGATGGCAGCCTGGTCCGGACCGACAACGATGGTCGGGTAGGCCAGTTCGGAAGCGTCGTCCTGGCGGGCGGCTTCCACGTTGAACTGGATGGAGTAGGCCATCGAGTTCTGCAGCTCGCGGTCGTCGAAGGCTTCCATCGCCGGCTCGACCTGGTCGGTGTAGTCCAGCAGGCCGGCGGCGCCGAAGTTGCTGGCGTGGGACATGCGCACGCCTTCCTGCGACACGGCCTTGCGGGTCAGCGCAGCCTTGTGGTACTCGCCGGGGTTGCCGTAGGCCATGGCGACCATGGCACCGGCGGTCTTCTGGGCCGGGGTCAGCTTGATGGCAGCATCGGCTTCCAGGCCGCTGAAGTGGCTTTCCAGGCTCAGCGCGATGCCTTCGGCGGTGCGCTCCAGGTTGGCGAAGGCGCTGTCGTTCAGGCTCTCCATCGAGAGGATGTTGTTGGTTGCTTCCTTGCCGCCGAAGTTGGCAGACTGGTTGGCAACCAGCGACTTCAGGTTGTCGATGCCCTGCTTGTAGGGGTTGTGCGGACGCGAGGCGATATTGAGGCGCTGCATTTCTGGGTTCCTTGACGGTTTGGTGAGAATAGGATCGGGCGAGGGGCGGCCACTTTTCCCATAGAATATCTTCCTAGGGAGCTGCAACTAGCCCGACCCTGTCCTTGGACTGCCTCCACCTGCGGGGATAACCTGTCCATACCATACAGGAAATCACACGCATTCTGGAGAATAGGCAAAAGCCTAATGCGGTTGTCAGGCCTTGTTAGGCCGCTTGCTGATCGAGGGTATGGCGGAGCCATGCGCGTGCGCAGGGCTCTTGCATGAGCTCTTCGAACGGCATCTTGGTGTTGAGGATCTTCATGACGTCGGTGTACAGAGCAGCCATGTCGGTGACGCCCACGGTGGAGGTCTGATAAATCAGCACCGTGTCTTCAGAGAATGGGTAGCAAGAAAGTACATACTTGCCCAGCTCTTCAGCGCAATCCTTCATACGTTTGTCGGTAATCGACGCATTGAAGTCTTCACCGAGGTCCAAACGACGGCGAGTCTCCTCGCATTCATCGCTCCGCGGCAGCAGATCGCACTGGTGGAAGGAGCCAGTGATGGGCTTCGGGAGGATGTCGTCCAGACGGAGATTCAGTCCGACATAAAGTCTTACATCCTCAGGCGATACTATGCCCAAAAGTTTGGGGATGTTGACCAGTGCACTTCTGGGGAGCGACGCAGCCTCAATGGCGCGCATCATCCAGAGGGGTGCGAACAGCATCTTCATCGAAAAAATCCTCTTTAAGAAAAAGTGTTCATACAAATGGATGCAAAACTCCTCCTCGTAAAAGCGGTAACTCTGTTGTTCCGCGAAAGCCAGATTGCCGACTATGGCTCTGGCTCTGATGATCTCATCCGTGAGACCTTGAACTCCATCAAGCTTCCTGAGTCCGTGATCGAAACCGACCATGGACGTGAGGTGATGACGGGGCTGCGGGCAACAGTGCTCTGGCTCATTGACCGCAAGGCAGAGCGGTCTGTAGACAAGGAAGCATTGCTTCAAAGAATACGTGTGAACGTGGGTGACGAGACGTGGCTGTTTGACGCCATCGAACAGGGCATCCGCGACATCGACGACCAGGAAAAGATCCGTGATGAGGCGTTGTCCCATCGTCGTGACCTGATCCACTACCATCGCAACAATGCAGTGACCAGCCTGGTTCGCTCGGCCTCCAGTACCCTGATGTTCAATTCGGGCAGTATTGACTGGCGCACCTACGTCCAAGATCTGATGGACAAGCTGGAACCCTATCGAAGCGACGCCACCGCTGTCATCGAGCAAGATGACAACGATCTGACCTTCGATGACATTACCAAGATCGCAGGCGCCGTAGAACGCGCCAAGGAAGAGAACCAGACCGACGGTGTGATGATCGTCGGGTATCAGGGCTTCATGCGCATGCTGGGCCACCACAAGGGCCTGCGGCGCGGTGACATGTCTTTGGTGGGTGCACTGCAGCACAAGTTCAAGTCGGGCTGGTGTAACGCTGTGTTTGCTACAGCGTGCATGTTCAACACGCCCTACCTGAAGGACAAGACCAAGAAGCCGATGATGATGCTTATCTCCACCGAGGACAAGGTGAGTGATAAGCTGCTGTGGATGTTCAAGTTCATCAAGGAGAATCTGGAAGGGGTCAAGATCGACTCCACTCAGTTCTCTGCTGAAGAGATTGCCGAGTACACCATCGGTAAGCTGACGCAGATGGGCTATGAGATCAACATGGTCCGTGTCAACCCGTCGGACTTCTCCTACGCCAGCTTGCAGGATCGTATCAATCGCTTCGAGGCGATGGGTTATGAGATCCACCTGCTGGTGATCGACTACCTGGCCATGTTCAACAAGGCTGGCTGTACCCATGGTGCAACGGGTGCCGAGATCAAGGATCTGATCCGTCGTGTGCGTAACCTTGGCTCGGCTAAGGGTATTCACATCATGACCCCTCACCAGTTGTCCTCTGACGCAAAGCAGAAGCTGCGCGATGGTATCTCTGAGTCGGACTTCGTCAAGGAAGTTGCGAACCTGGGTTATTGGGACGGCTGTAAGGGTATCGATCAGGAAGTGGATCTGGAGTACTACATCCACATCGTCAAGATCGATGGTAGAGCCTACCTCACATTCCAACGTGGTAAGCATCGAGGGCTCATCGACCAGACGGAAGACCGCGACATGTACTTCGCGCTTCCGTTCCAGAAGATCGGCACGTTGCTGTGGGACTTCAACGGTAAGGACACTACTCTCCGCAAGCCGGGTGGTGGTGCGATTGGAACGAGCGAAGAAATGCCATGGTTCGATAGTTTCGAGATGGGCTCAGTCGCCGCATAAGGCAAAAAAAAAAGAGTAAGGACATAGCTCCAGCTACCCCTGCGGGTAGCTGGAGCCTATGCCGTTTAGATGGTGCGGAAGATCGACGGTTCGAACTTGGGGTTACGTTCAACGCGGAAGCGTCGACGACCATCTTCGCTCAGGCAGATCGACAGGTTCATTTCATCGACCACATTGGGCAGGTGGATATCCATCAACGTCTGCACTTCCATCTTGCGCAGATGTTCGTGCTCGGTCAGGTGGAACATGGAGCGTTCCAGATCCATCAGCTCAGCTCCGGTGAGCTGCTTTGCTGCGTGCTTCCCGCGGGGGCGATCAAACGAACGCGTCGCGCTCACAAGCTGACGACCCCTGTCGTCGTAGTTGGTCATCACCAGCTTGTTGTGGCCGATAGCGATGTGGAAGTAGGCGGTGCGCTTGTCCACCTCCTTGAACATCTTGGCGATCTTGCGCCAGCCGGCTTCACACTCGGCAGACGGGCAGAAAGCATGATGGAAGACTTTGCCCATGGCCAGGGCTACTTCACCGAGCGCGGGACCGGTGACGGGGTTTGCGACTGCGTTCATGATGCTCCTTACTGGGATAGTTGAGCGGCGGTGTCCTTGTTCCAGAGGCGATAGTCTGCGAACGTATGGTCACCACCAAGTTGGCGGGTTGGTGCACCGTAGGGTGTGTACCAGTATCCCTTGTAGAGGAAACCGGTCACAGAAAACCCAGCGGTGATGATGCGGGAGAAGATGTCACGAACTGCGGAAGGGGGCAACTTGCTCTTGCTCGCCATCCAACGGTTCTCGATGCGGAACTTGATGTAGCGGTTTGGTTCAATGCCGTTGCCACGAACGTGGATCAGGCCGTCTTCTTCGTTTTCTTCAAAGTCGTAGTTGAACATGCCAACCTTACCTTGAAGGACGAAATGCATGAACAGGAAGCCTACGTTTCTGGCCAACTTGTCCACGCTCTCAAAAATTCGAGTCAGGGTATCGCGCATAGCGGGTTGTTTTATCACGACGGACATTCGTCTCTTTCCTCCGTCCAATAGGAGAGGAGAGTAGATAACTACTCCCCTCTCGTGGACGCTTGCGGTTCTTAGGCGTCGATCAGCGCGGGACCATCATTGTTCAGGTGATTGATCAGCATCACCGTCCCGATCACCACTGCCGCACCCACGCCGATGGCGACCAGGCGCTTCTTGTTGTGCACGGTTTCATGGAACACGTTCTTGGCGCGGTTGGCGCCGCGACGGATCTGGGTTTCGGTGCGGGCCTTGGTACGGGCACCGAAGTCCTGGGCGTCCTGGAGAAAGGTGGTCTTCTGGTGGTTGGGATCGACACGACCGGCGTGCTGGGCCAGCGAAGCGGAGGGGCGCGGACGACGGACGACGGTGTTGGTAGCTGCGGACATGGTACGTTCCTTTTTGGGCTTGAGAGTGGACTTGGTTTCTTTCAGAGGAGCTGCTTCGAGTTCGTCATCCTCGATCGGACGAACGTACTCAGCTGCAGCCTGGCGCTGGCCACGAGTGGCCTTGTAATTCACCCGCACGACCAACGCGCCATCTTCGGTCGAGAGGGTAATCTTGGATCCCTTGTGCTGCTGGGAGTCGAGCGGTGCTTCCATCAGCTCGGGATGCTTGGTCAGCAGGTCATCGAAGTAACCCATGGTGTCGAGGAAGCCCATGCGAACATAGGTGCCGATCCGGCCATAGGTCGAGGCCTGAATGATGGCCTCTTCGAACTGCTCCAGGTTCGGGTTGGCCAACGCGTCCGGAGCATCTGCGATATTCAGCAGACTCTGGAAGCGTTCATCCACGTGCTTGAACATGGCCTCTTCAGCGGCGACGTTCTGCTCAACTGCCATGCTGATGAAGCCACAGCGGAAGATCAGCCCTTGTGCTGCGATGCGGCCCATGTAGTAGCCGCACATGCGTTCGAGCAGATCCTGCTCTTCCTCGCTGCGACTGGAGTCTTCGCTCAGCTCGCTGAGGTTCAGTGCGAGTACCAGACCGGTGAAGGTCAGAGTACGTGAGCCCATCAGGAACGGCATGTCCAGCAGTTCGTCGAAGATGTCCGCTTGTTTGTCCAGTCGGTCCATCGTCAACATCACCGCTTCCCCACCGAAGTTCAGGCCCTTGGCCAGCTTCAGGAAGGTGATCGGCAGCCAGCCCTTGGGTGAGGCCATCTCCACGGTCTTGCCCTGGTAGCTGCTGCGCAGCGTATCGGGGAAGATGGTCCATGCCAGTTGCAGCATGCTGCGCACGAAGCTCTCGCTCATGCCCAGGCCGTTGTAGATGTTGGGCTCGAATGGAGCATGTTCGTGTACGAAGGTCAGATCGCGGACACGGTCGCTGTACTTGTTGAACAGCTCATGTACCGCCTGATTGTTGTAGCGCTCGTTCTTGGCCGCATCGGTTTCGATCAGCTTGCGTTCTGCTTCCTTCTGCACCTGGGTCTTGCGGGGTGCAGCTTTCTTTACGGCTGTCTTGGTCACCGGACGATTCTTACGGGGACGATATGCCACGATGTTTCTCCTCTGGGGTTACACGAAAGAAAAAATAGTTGAGTCAAGTCACCCACCTATCAGCCTTTCCGTTTGATTGGAAGGGATGATAGATTGAGGACTTGGGGACGATTGGTTGTACTACTTCAGCTAGGTGATGTATAGGTGAAAGTTTTTGGAATCGGGTTCTAAGATGCCCATCTATTCTATGTGGGCGGGGCCAGATTACTTCCGGCCTTAGCCTACCAATGCGCATCCCACCTTACTAGCTAGAGGTAATACCATGTCGCTCAATGACAAGAGCAAGGATCGTCTGCTCGCGCTCGTCAACGAAGAGAACGCCGCGGAAATGATCTACGGTCCGCTGACCTTCGACGACGTCGACTTCGCTGACCCGGTGGCCGATGCCACCCAGGGCGAAGAGGTCAACTCCACCGTCAAGATCACTGCCAAGGCCGAAAGCCGCTTCGGTGGCGAAGTCACCACCGCCTACCAGCGTCTGGACCTGCAGAAGCTGTTCGACGACGCCGGCCTGCCGGAACTGGAACTGCGCGCCGTTGGCCTGACCAACTCCAGCGAGCTGGTCACCGAGATCAACGAAACCTTCGGCCTGGGCCTGGACGAGGACGACATCGTCTTCGAAGCCCTGCCGACCGGCGAGTTCCCGATCGACTACACCCTGAAGACCAAGACGACCTCGTTCGCCTGGATCGGCGAACTGAAGATCATCCTGACCGACGGCAAGCCGCCGCTGAGCTCGGTGATCGTCAAGACCGTCCTGAACGGCCTGAAGTACCCGGCCGGCATCGTCTCGGGCCTGATCAAGCCGAAGGTGCAGCAGAACGTGGCGGTCAACGAAGCGTTCCAGACCGAAGAAGGCACGCTGTTCATGGGCACCGGCAACCCGGTGGGCAACCTGGTCGCCAACAACAACGGCGAACTGGAAGTGGCCATCGGCGCTCGCCGCTGGAAGGACATCAACACCTTCGCCCCGGTCGACGGCGCCCTGCCGAAGTACTCGACCGCCATCGCTGCTGACGGCGACTGGAACGTCCCGTTCTCGATCGGCCTGCTGGACAAGACCCACGGCACCGCCGTGCTCGACCTGTACGCGGTCGAGGTGTTCATCCAGACCGCCGACCGTACCTCCGGTCTGCACCTGGTCGCCGTGAAGAACGCCGACGGCACCCTGTCGCTGAAGGACGAAGCTGCTGGCGTGGAAATCACCGACGCCTACTTCTCGGCCTCCGGTGACCTGATCCAGGAAATCCAGCGCGCCTCGTTCTACGCCGACGCGTTCCAGGGCGTGACCACCAACGAAGCCGGCGCACTGCTGGGCGATTTCTACATCGCCGTGCAGGCTCGCCGTCTGGACTCGATCGCTCCGCGCGTGCTGGCGGCTGCCGAAGTGTCCATCACCGAAGCTGCGAACGGCTAATCGCCATCGCGCCTAAGGGCATAGAGGAGGGGCTTCGGCCCCTCCTCTATTTATGCCGCTCAGTAGATCTCTTCGATCATCAGTTCCATCATCAGACGCAGCTGCGAGGAACCACGGGCGTAGCTGTTCAGCGTCACCTCCAGCGCAGCGCCACGGGCGATGTGGATCAGTTCGTCCGAACCACCCACCACCGTGCCGACCTTGCTGCCAGCAGCGAAGACCACATCGAAGCGATGGGCACCGATGTTGATCTGCAAGCTGACCTCGGAGGTCGGGGCGACGTTGAGGCCGAAGATGCATGAACTCAGCGCCTTGTCCACCACGACTGCCTCGCCGATGAAAGCACCGAACAGAGGTTCGGCCTTCATCTCGTAACGGGTCAGGTCATTGACGGAGAAGTTGATGTTGAAGCGACGCGAACCAGCGCGGTTGCGGACTTCTTCAAGCAGGCCACGCAGGGTGGGAATGTTGCCGTCTTCGAGTTCGACGACGTCATCGGGCTGGCCCTGGATGAACTGGCGCAGCAACAGGTTGCTGGCTTCGGTGTCGTCGGCTGCTTCGTTGAGGCGCTCGATTACTTCTTCGGGACTGGTGCTCATCTTGTTTCCTTGGTTGATCAGGTTTCAGGATGGAAGACCAGATACAGGCCCTTCCGTACCGCAGTGCTCACACGCCCCGCAGCGGCCACCAGTTCATCCACAGGGATCGGGATGTAATCGAAGTGGGCCACGATCACGCCTTGACCGTAGTAAGCGTAGGAGCTGTCCTTGGCCTTGACCTGCACGTTGAGCTGGTCAAACCCTTGGGACAGATCGAAGACGCCTACAGGCTCGATCTCGGACGTGGTGAAGTTGATGTTGTACAGTTCGGCGATGGCGCCGATGAACTGCTCGAAGGTGACGTTCTTTTCGGTGAGGATGCTCATCCCGCCCGCCAGATCGATCACTTGCTGCAACTGCAATCGCTCGTAGGAGAGATTGACAATGCCGCCGTAATCAAAGGCAGGCTTGGAGCGTACCCGCATCGTTGTGGTGGGTTCACCGGGCACTACACCACCCGGTGGTTCCAACGTCACCTGGTCATGAGTGAGGGTGAGGTCGTTGTCCTGGTTGATCAAACCCAGTACGACGTCCCGTGCCTCGATAGACAGGTCGGTCATGTGGCTACCTTAGAGGATCTGAATCTGGAGGAGTGCTCCGCTCTCAGGAGCAGGCGCAGCGCCCTGGATGGCATCCATGAGGATGAGCAAGCTAGCGCTAGAAACATTCACTGGCCTGGGGTCATCCATCAGAACAGCGTAGTTCGCCATGGCAACATTGGCACTGACGTTGGCGTCTACAAGAAACGCCATCTGTACCTTGGAGACATCGTTATCCACGATACCTCCTTAAACCTTCGGCGATGACAACGTCATTGCCAGGTTGTTGATGTTGGCGGGAATCAGATCTTCGCTGACACCAGTCGACCAGAGTTTCGCGGTGTCGTATTGGTTCTGACTGAAGACGGTGGGGACGTTGCCGGTTGGCGCCACCTCTTCTCCAGTTTTGACATTGACCACCGAGGCGGCTACGGTCCTATCCGAACCGCCGTTTCGTTTGGCGCGGACGTACAGCTCGGCCGAATTTGCGCGATAGCCTTCCGGCAGGCTGAAGTCCATCCTGTACTTGTCAGGAGCGTTGTCCAGCGGGGACGTGATGAACTTGGCATCGTTATCCGCATTAGCTCCGGTCAACAGAGCCAGCGGATCGTTACCCTCCGACGGGGTCCAGTTGCTTTCCAGTGTCCTGGTTGGCTGGCGCGTCAAGATCATCTGGGGACCAAGGCGTTCGTCACCGATGTAGATATCCCCGAATAGCAGTGTGCTCTTCCATGTCTGAGTGGGAGCGGCAGAAGACCCCAAGCGGAAGTTGGTAACCGCCCCAATGCTCTTCGGGGAGGCGTACCTTGCCAACTCTACCCCATCAATGAACAGCGCAAAGGACAGGGCGGTGCCGGCAGCATTGCGAATCATCTCAATTTCGATGTAGTACTCCTGACCAATGACCAGTTCCATGGTTGGACCAGCCTGGCTTGTGCCGTTCGGGATGCCGATACGACCGGAGCTGGCCAAGTAATCGAGAATCGTGGACCCTCCGAAAGACAGCAGGACTACTGCGATGCCTGCTTCCGCTCCTGCATCCGGTGGGCGCAGACGCTTCAAACGCAGGCCCATGAATCTCTTCGCTCCACCTGCGGTGGAAAACACGTCAGTCGCTACAGGGAACAATGCGCTGCAGGCTGCGACAGAACTGCCATCGCCGAGAGCCGTCCACGCGAGAGCATTTCTCAGAGTGGCCCCGCTACCGAACTTATGCTCGGGAAGACCACTTACACCGATGGTGTAGTTTGGGCGATCAACTGGTGCTGTGACACTAGGTTTGGCCGGATGATTGACAAGGCCGGCTCCTACGACAGCACTGCCTGTAGCGTTGGCTGCTTCTCCGAAGCCGTCAAAGCCAAGGATGTATCGAACAGTCACTGGGTTCTCCTAGATTTTCTGGATCTGGAGGAATGCACCAGATTCGGGTTTGAGAGTGGGGTCGACTTGGGCATCCATGAGAATCTGGACACCCAACATGCCGATGATCGCCGGTTGTTCATCAGCGACCATCACCATGCCACCAATCCCGCCAACCAATGCCAGCCCAGGGTCATCGATCAGCGACATCATGCCGATGGATGCAACTTGTGTGGTCATGGCGGCACCTTAGGTCAGCGGGGAGGTCAGGTTGACGTCCATCGAGTTGAGGTTCTCCGGCGTCAGCGTTGCCGGGGTATCCGAACTCCAGAGCAGGTCGGTACGCCAGGCATTCTGCGAGAACTCGGTCACAACCGACTTGGCCGCTTCGACTTCAGTTCCGGTCGCGCGGTTGAACACACCCGCACGAACCTTGCGGGTGGAACCAGGGTCACGCTTGCCACGCACGAACAGCGAAGCAGCGTAAGCCTTGAAGCCCACTGCCAGGTTGAAGTCGATGTGGTAGCGATCTTCCGACGTATCAGCCGGGGAGACGATGAACTTGGTGTCATCGGTGGTATTGGCACCGGAGATCAGAGCCAGGCCATCGTTGCCTTCGGACGGCGTCCAGTTCTTCACCACAGCCACGGAGGGCTGACGGCTGATCACCTGTTGCGGACCCAGACGGGTATCGGCGACGTAGACGTCGCTGACTGCGATGTACTGGTTCCACGCGTAGTTACCACCGGCATTGCCGAAGGTGAAGTTCAGGAACGTGGAGTACGAGGTCGCAGTGGAGGTGTAGATCCTCGTGCCGTCAACCCAGATCTCGAAGTAGGCATTGGCGGTCGTGGTGCGCCGGGCCAGCAGTTCGATGTAGTACTCCTGCCCTTCGCGGAAATCGAAGTAGCTGGAATACGAGGTGCTACCCAGGAAGAACTGCGTGGAGCCAGTGGTCGGATTGAACCCGAAGATCGGTGCGCCGTTGGCCATGATCACGGTGTGATAGGCATTGGGCGGAACCGTGCCAGCTGGGTTGATGCGACCGCGCTTCATCCGGAAGCCGAACACAGCAGTGGCGCCAACCACTGCAGGTAGCACGCCAGCAGGCAGCGGGAACATGGCAGAGACGTTACCAGCGTTCTGCGTCTTCGCGCCGCTGTACATGACCAGCGAATTGCGACGACTTGCACCACGACCAACTTTGTGACGCTCCAGACCACTCACACCGATCCCGTGTTCACGCCCGGCTGGATTGCTATTGGTGAGGGTCGGCTTTCCCGGATGCGTGGTCAGGCCAGCGAAGGCGGCAGGACCGTCGCCATCGGCGTTGGCCTGCGCTCCGAACAGATCGAAACCGGTGTGGAAATAGACGGTCATGAACATTTCCCTTTGAGGTAGAAGAGACGTTAGACCTTCCGGTCAACATAGGATAAGTTCATGGCTTTCTCAGGCAAAAAAAAAGAGACGGCATAGCTGGGAGGTCACCCTCCCAGCCGTTTATGCCTTCTTGCTATCCTGCAAGGTGAGGATGTCCCACACCGAAGGACTACCGCGATGACGCTGGTGGAGTTTGTGCACCCACTCGATCTTTCCCCCAGCCAACCCAGAGGTGGTCAACTCGGTGAGCTGACTGGAGAAGAGCGGTGCCCAGTCCATGCCATGGAGCGCAACAATCGTGGCCGTTTGGTAAATGGCCGGCATTACATCGACCAACATGTCCGGCGGGAACATGGTCAAGAACTGACCCTGCAGACCGATGAACAGTTCGTGCGGTGCGCCCAGTTCAACGTACGTGCCGATGTGCTGGACTTCGTTCTTGCTGTCCCAGTCGCCCCGGATACGATACAACTTGGTCGGGGTGAGGACGAAGAAGTCGATCGCGTTGTAGCGGATCTTGCCCTTGTCAAAGACGGGCAGTTGCGCCATCGGTGCCGCATCCAGCAGGCCCTCACTCAGAGCCTCAGCGAAGTCATGTGCCCCGTGGAAGATGGGGGTCTCGGGGATATGCAACGAGCCGACTGCATAGCCCGCTGCAATGATCGCCTCCCCACGGAACTTGAAATCGTCGCCTTCGCGGCGATGATACAGACCGCTGATATTGATAGACTGGATTGGGGCCACGATACGCGTGGCCATGCCATCTGACTTGATGTAAATCAAACTCACGGAGAAACTCCCAGACGCTCGTAGAGCTGCGTGTTGTCAGCCTTGCGCCTACCACCCATCAGAACCCTCTCCTTGCCGTCAGCGGCCCCAGAGAAGCTAACACAGGCACTGTGCAACGCCTGGGTGATAGCAGCATCGGAATTGAGGACACTGAAGGCCGTAACCAGCGGACCATTCTTCCCATCGGGGTTCATGGTCACACCAATCAGAGGCCCTCCAGCATTGGGGTACATCTTGCATACCAATGCCGTCACTTCCGGTGCTTTCATCGATGTGCGCTTGAGCAGCTTCATTGCAAACGAAGCGCCCGAGCCCATTGCGAACGGAGCGTCCACCGACTGGATGGTCATCTTGACACCCTTGTAGGATGCCAGGTAAAGACCATTGACGGTGAGGATCAACAGCTTGCCGGGTTTGGCCTCGAAGGCCTTGAACTTGGAGGACTGGACAGCGAGCTTGCGCAGTTTGCCACTCACCAGATGTGAGAGCATGAACTCGGAGGTCTTCACGTTACCGCAGCGTGCAGCGGCGATAACCTTGGCACTTTCGAAGACAACTTCCTTGTCTGCCAGAGAGACCAGCTTGGGATGACTGTCATTGGTACGGACAGCCACCCCAGACCGAATGGTACTGCGGCGCGAGTCACCGACCAGCGTGAGATCCGAGTCGACGACTACGATGCTCATTTCGGCGGGGTCCAGGGCATGAACTGCGTGGAGGAATCCCACAGGTTCACGTACATGGCCGGAGCATGTTCGATTTTCATCGAGCGCTTGAAGAACAGGTCACGCATGGTTGCCCATTCTGCTCCGTCGTACATGTCGTAGTGAGCGTACTCCTGCACGATGGCACGAGCAGGACTCACGAACCAGCTCCAGATGCCGCCTTCAGCCGGATTCTGGACGAGCCAGAACTTGGAGGCAGTCTCGTCCAGGAAC